GCAGAAGTCGCGGATGTATCAGGCCGGGAGATGATGGACGGCGGCGCAGAGTTGAGCAGCACCACAACCCGGATCTGGATGCGTCGTTATCCAGGCATTCCCGTAACCACGGGATGGCGAGCCGTTCATCTTCCGCCTACCGGAGGCGGTGAGATATATGACATCAAGTCGGCTATCTCAGCAGAGAACGGCACCAGGCTCGAATTGCTTTGCGAGAAGGGGGTGAAACAGTGATTTCAACGAGTCTTGATTTTTCCGGTCTGGCCGATATCGCGAAGGATCTGGAGACGCTCAGCCGGGCGGAAAATAACAAGGTCTTGCGTGATGCCACCCGCGCCGGTGCTGAGGTTCTGAAAGAGGAGGTGGAAAAGCGCGCCCCGGTACGAACCGGAAAGCTGAAAAAAAACGTCGTGGTGGTAACCCAGAAAGGGCGCCGCCGCGGTGAAATTTCCTCTGGTGTCCATATTCGCGGGCGCAATATGCGCACCAACAACAGCGATAACAGCATGAAAGCTTCTGACCCGCGTAACGCCTTTTACTGGCGCTTTGTTGAGCTTGGTACATCAGCTATGCCGGCGCACCCTTTTGTGCGTCCGGCCTTCGATACCCGGCAGGAAGAGGCTACGCAGGTGGCTATTCGGCGAATGAATCAGGCGATCGATGAGGTGCTGGCGAAATGACGGAGGCTGATATCTACGCGCGACTCGGTGCACTGGCAGGCGGCAATGTTTTCCCGTTTGTCGCCCCGCAGGGCACAGCAGCCCCGTGGGTGGTTTTCCTTCTGCCCTCGTCTGCCAGCGAAGATGTTTTATGCGGACCGGCAGAAACCGCCTGCACGGTTCAGGTGGATGCCTGGGCCAGTTCGATTGACGACGCCCGCACGCTGCGCGAGCAGGTTAAATCAGCTCTTACTGATCTGCATCCTGTTGGTCTGAACGAGATTAACGCATACGAGCCTGATACTGCGCTGTACCGCGCCACGCTGGAAGTTCAGATCTGGCAATAATCCACTCTGCCGCCTCCGGGCGGCTTTTTTTATATCCGGAGCTCTCTATGTCCTCAAAGTACGAAAAAACGCAGGGAACGAAAATTAACGTTTCCGCCGATCCGGCAACGGTGCCTAATCCCACCGGTGCGACCTGGCAGTCCATTAACTGTTCGACCAAAGAACTCAGCTATACCGGCGGGCAGAAATCGGATATCGACACCACCACCCTTTGCTCCACCGAGCAGGAGATGACGAATGGCCTGGCTGCGCCAGGTGAAATGACGGTTTCCGGGAACTGGTCTGCTGATGAAGAGGGGCAGAACACATTACGCACCGCTTACGACACTGATGCGTTGCACGCTTTTCAGGTGATCTTCCCATCCGGCAACGGTTATGCATTCCTGGCTGAAGTTCGTCAGAACAGCTGGAGCCTGGGCACTGCCGGGGTGGTGACCGCATCGTTTACGCTGCGCATCAAAGGTAAGCCCGTCCCGATCGTTCCGGCACCTTCTGCAGGCTAATAACAGCGGCGAAAGCCGCTATTCCTGATTACAAACTGAGAAAAAATGAAATGGGAAAACAGGTTTCACAGAGTTCACTTCGCTCGCTCGCGTTGGCACCTATGGCAGGCTTTCGCACAAAAACCGTCACCGTTCCGGAGTGGGAAAACGCCAGGGTAAAACTGCGTGAGCCATCAGCGCAGGCCTGGCTTGAATGGCAGCAGGTGCTTAACCCGAAGCAGGGAGAAGGCGAACCAGAAGAGCTGACGGCAGCAGAACGCGCATTGCGTAACAAGAGTGCTGATGTGGTGCTGTTTATCGATGTGCTCCTTGAAGAAGACGGTTCACAGGTCTTTACCGAAGAAGATAAAGCGCAGGTTGAACAGTTCTACGGCCCGGTGCATGCCCGCCTTCTTAAGCAGGCGCTGGACCTGACTACCTCGGCGGCCGATGTGGAAAAGCCGTAAGCCAGCCCGGCACGTTCTTCCTGATGACGCTGGCGCTCCGTCTGGGGCGCACGCTTGATGAACTGAAGCAAACCCTGACGGCCAGCGAGCTGCGCATGTGGATCGAGTTCGACCGTCTCAATCCGATCAGCGACAGGCGCGGCGATATTCAGTCCGCGCAGATCTCTGCGGCGGTGCTCAACTCGCAGGGCGCAAAAGTCAGCATGGATGATGTGCTCCTTCAGTGGAATGCGCAGGCCCAGGAAGAAGACAGCGCCGGGCTGGAAGGGTTTTTTGCGGCGCTGGCAGGCTGAAGGTTTATTAAGATTTGAACGCACCTATAAGTGACATTTCTTAGCGATAACATTAGGATTAAACCTGATTGTTAATGATAAGGAATCTATTATGGAGTTTTTCCTGGCTGCGATTGTGCTCGGCATTATCCCAGCGCTTATTGCACAAAGTAAGGGCCGTTCCTTTATAGGTTGGTGGATCTACGGCTTCCTGTTATTCATTGTTGCATTAGTGCACTCACTAATCATTAAAAAAGACTCTCAAACTATTGAGAAAGAAATGATTGATGACGGAATGAGGAAATGCCCTTTTTGCGCCGAGATGGTTAGGAAGGAAGCCATTAAGTGCAAGCATTGCGGTAGCGATATAAGCGGTTCAGAAAGTGTTAATTTAAATAAAAGCGATGATGACTATTTAGAGGAAGCCAGAAAAAAAGCAGGTTTACTTTAAATAATATCGATATCCATCTCTATAAACTCCGCCTCGGCGGGGTTTTTTATTGGGTGAAATATGGCAACTCTGCGCGAACTGATAATCAAAATATCTGCTAACTCTCAGTCTTTTCAGACTGAAATAGCCCGCGCATCCAGAATGGGGCAGGATTATTACCGCACGATGCAGAATGGGGGCAGACAAGCCGCCGCCGCTGCGCGTGAGAGTGAGCAAGCACTGTCTGAGCTGACCAATGGTTTCGCAAGCGCAGGGAGAGCTGCCGCCGCCGCTACAGCAGCATTCGCGACGGGGAAAATAGTTCAGATTGCTGATGAGTGGACTTCAGTAAATGCTCGCTTAAAGCAGGCCTCCAGTTCTACTGATGATTTTACGAACTCTCAGATGCAACTGATGCAGATTAGCCAGCGAACAGGAACCGCATTTACTGACAATGCCAATCTCTTTGCCAGCGCCGCCGCGTCAATGAGGGAGTTTGGTTACAATTCTGAAGATGTGCTGAGGGTTACTGAGGCCGTTTCGACTGGCCTTAAAATCTCCGGTGCCAGCGCAGAAGAGTCTGGTTCGGTTATTACGCAGTTTAGTCAGGCGCTGGCGCAGGGCGTGCTGCGTGGAGAAGAATTTAATGCCGTGAATGAGTCCGGCGATCGCGTTGTTAGAGCTTTAGCCGCAGGCATGGGAGTTGCCCGAAAAGATCTGAAGGCTATGGCGGATCAGGGGCAGCTGACGATTGATAAAGTTGTTCCTGCCATGATCAGCCAGCTTGATACTTTGCGTGGTGAATTTGGCTCAATGCCGCAAACTGTGTCTGGCTCGATGCAGAAAGTAACCAACAGCTTTATGGCATGGGTAGGCGGCGTCAATCAAGCGACAGGTGCAACGGATGCATTATCAGGAGGGCTTAATGGACTTGCCGGTGCACTTGATGGCATTACCAGATCAGGTGTTAGCGGGGCGCTAGACGATGTCGCCGATAACATGTCAACAATAACGACTGTAGCTGGTGGGTTAATTGGTGTGGGGTTGGCAAAATACCTTGGCGGCATTGTCAGTAGTGCTACTGGTGCAACGACTTCACTGATTTCAGCTGCAAAAGCTGAAGTTGCATTAGCAGTTGCCCAGGATAAAGCAGCACAATCGTCAGTCGCCGCGTCCAGAGCGGACGTTTATCGAGCACAGCAAGCTCTTCAGGCGGCGCGAGGCGCTGATGTGCAGGCTGCGCAACAGGAGAAAATAGCTGCTGCTGAAGCCAAGGTTACCGCTGCACAGACAAGGCTAAACGCCGCATTAGCTGGCGGCACAGCAACTGAAAAGGTCAGAGCGCGCGCCGCACTCGAAAGGGCTCAGTCTGGACTGGCCGCGGCAAAAAATGCAGATGTTCAAACTGCTGCTGAAAAGAGGCTTGCAGCTGCGCAGGCCGCGCTTAATCGGAATTTAGCGGGAAGGGTTACGACACAAAATAACCTTAATAGTGTCACCGCGGTTGGTACCCGTTTGCTCGGCGGCGCGATGGGCCTGATTGGCGGCGTACCAGGGCTGGTTATGTTAGGTGCTGGGGCTTGGTATGCGCTGTATCAAAACCAAGAGCAAGCACGGCAATCTGCCAGGGATTATGCCGGAACCATAGAAGAGATTCGCAATAAAACTCGCGAAATGAGCTTGCCCGAAGCTACGGATAACGAGTCCAAAACGCGAGAAGCCCTGAAAGAGCAAAACAGGCTCATTAGCGATCAAGAAACCAAAATCCGTAGTATCAAAGATGCGATCTCTGGTTATCAGCAGATGCTGGCGAACCCAGGCGTGACCATAAATGGTTACATGGTGAACCACTTAACCAGCATGGATGAGGCAACGACAGAGCTTGCAAACTCTACGGATGCTCTGGCTGTTGAGCAGGAGCGCCTATCTCAAATGCAGGCTAAATCAAATGAAATACAGTCTGTACTTGAAGGCCTTGAGCATCGTCGTGTGGATTTAATTCGTCAGCAAGCCGCTGAGCAAAATAAGGTTTATCAGTCATTATTGATAATGAATGGTGAACATGCTGAGTTTAACCGTTTACTTGGACTCGGTAATAATCTGCTGGCTGCGCGGCAGGGGCTGGCAAATATCCCCATGCGCATACCTCAGGCTGATTCTACCCAACAACAAAAAGATGCACTTGAAAAAAGCCGCCGTGATCTTGAGCTATCTCGATTAAAAGGTGAGGCAAAGGAAATTGCTCGACTTGGATATGTTGCTGACGATTTAGGTCTAACTACAGATCCACAATATCAAAATAATCGGCAGGCATTAATAAATATTGGCCTTGAAACCTGGCGAAATAATGAGGCGAATAAGCCTCAGAAAAAAGGCCCGAAAACTGAGGCTGAAAAAACTGAGGATATTTATAAGCGCCTCATCAAACAGCAGCAGGAGCAGATCGCACTTGCTGGTCAAAGCACCGAGCTGGCAAAGGTTAAATATCAGGTTTCACAGGGCGAGCTTGCCACGCTGAGCCAGGCGCAAAAAGCGGAGGTAATGCGCAACGCTTCACTGATTGATCAGGTGAAACTGCGCGATCAGCTCCGTGCGTATGAGGCAAATCTGGCAGACAGCAATGCCAGCGCGCGGGCTGCCAATCAGGCTGATTTGATCGGATTTGGACAGGGAAGTAGATTCCGCCAGCGCGCACAGGAAATGCTTAATATCCGCAAAGATTTTGAGCAAAAGAATGTGGAATTGCAGCGGCAGTATCAGGGCGGTGATATTACCGAGGATTTGTATCAGAAAGAGCTGGCGCTTAATAAGCAGTACCTCGCCGAACGGCTTCGTGATCAACAGGACTTTTATGTTGCTTCTGATGCACAACGTGGTGACTGGGTTGGTGGTATGCGTGAGGGCTTTGCTGACTGGGCTGATAACGCATCCGATTATGCATCCCAGTCGGCAGAGCTTGTGAGTAGCTCAATGGACAGCGCGCTGGATAACGTAACCGCGATGCTGGTGGGTAACAAGGCCAGCTGGAAGGACTGGGGGTTATCCGTTCTGCAGACTATCTCAAAGGTTGCGCTGCAGATGGCCGTGGTTAACGCGATGGGTGGCGGTTCGTCTGGAAGTGGACTTTTCGGCTCCCTTCTCGGCGGAATTGCGGGAGGAATCGCCGGGGGCGCAGCGGGCGACACGAATGCAGGCACCGCCATCCAGAACTACGGCGCGTCTTTCCAGTTTAACGCGAAGGGTGGGGTTTATTCGTCAGCCGATCTGAGCAGCTACAGCGGCAGTGTCGTTGATACTCCCACCTTTTTTGCGTTTGCGAAAGGGGCGGGCGTGATGGGCGAGGCCGGGCCGGAAGCCATTATGCCGCTGACCCGCGACGCCACCGGCAGGCTGGGTGTAAAAGCGCTGGGCAGTGGCACGCAGGGCGGCGCGGGTGTCAGCCTCAGCATCGGTACCATAAATTTCTCCGGCGGCACAGGCGGTGCGCAGGGCAACACTAACGCCGCCGGCGCGGTGGCTAACCAGCTCACCGGCGCCATCATCGATACCATCAACACGCAACTGCGCAAGCCCGGCACTCCGTTGTGGAACGCCACGCAGGGCAAGCGCTGATGCTCCTTACTTACCCGCTGCGGCGGGTTTTTTTATGGGTGAAACATGGCAACCGAAACCTTTACCTGGTGCCCGCGCATTAATGCCGGCGGCGAGGTCACTCACCGCGTCCGCCGCGCGCAGTTCGGCGACGGGTATGCCCAGGCGTCGGGCGACGGCATCAACGCCCGCGGTCAGAAATGGGATCTGGAATTTGTAGGTGATGAAAGCTACATCACCGCGATTATGGATTTCCTCGACAGGCATGGCGGCAGCCATTCATTCATCTGGCAGGCACCGCTGAAAGGCGCGGGGCTTTACCGCTGTGATGCCTACCGCCCGTCGGCGCTGGGCGCCGGTAAATATTCGCTTTCAGCGACCTTCACACAGGCATTCGCTCCGTAGGTACTTATGGCAATCAGTAATGACGTTCAGAAGCTCGAGCCCGGCGACAGTGTCCGCCTGGTGACCGTCGACGGCTCGGCGTTCGGCGCGGGCGTGCTGCGCTTTCACGCCTGCACCATTCCTCATACGCCGGAAGAAATCGCGGCGAGCGGCGGCGACTCCTCAAAGCTTGCCGCTAAATCCATCTGGTTTGATGGCGAGGAGTACGGTGCCTGGCCGTTTGAAATTACCGGGCTGGCGTCGTCGAGTGACGGCCAGAGCGCGGAGCCGGTGCTGCGCGTCGCTAACCTTGATGGCGTGGTGACCGCGCTCTGCCTGCGCTTT